GAGTTCTTTGCGAAGAACCCTGATAAACTTTCCGATATGGTTAAGCAGTTTATAGATTACTATAAACACCACCAATCCAGCTGCAATGTAGTGCATCTGTATCATGACCGCTCTGGTTACAAGTCTGAGGCGAACTCCAAGACTACATTGGCAGAAGATGTAGAGAATGCGCTCCGTTCGGCTGGCTGGATAGTGATTAACCAGACACCGAATACGAATAATCCCGAGCACATACAGAAGTTCAGATTGATTAACGAAATTCTTTCCGAGCAGAATCCTCGGCTTCCTATTGTCAGAATAAATGAAAACCAGTGTCCGAACTTGATAATATCAATGGAGAATGCACCGCTGACAAGTGATGATGCTTTTAAGAAAGACAAATCCTCCGAGCGAAGCAGTACAATTCCGCAGGAACACGCTACTCACTTTTCAGATACGCTGGATTACTGTTTGTTTTGGCAGTTCGGTTATCTTTTGGATTACGATTACTCCGATTCCTTTATTATTACTAACATTTAGAATCTACAGAGTCTCCTCATTCTGAGGGGATTTTTTTGTTTTTGGCTTTCCAGCATTTCGGAGAAGTCCCTTTCATATTTCGGTAAAAAATAAAACTGCAATTGTAGAAAAAACTAAGGCGGCTCGTGGGTTAATTCGCACACTTTGAGAAAAAAATAAAAATTTCATCGGTTAATAGTTTGATAAACAAATGATTAGTTTCAAAATTTTGAGAAAGAGCCTTGTTTTTTGGTGTTTTTTAGTGTGTCTTTTATACTCTCGGGGTGTTGTTTGATATTTGCGCCATGGAAAAAACGCTGTTTTTATCTGATGTTCTCACGGAAATGAAAAAAGTAGATACCCGCAAAAATCCTGTTCCTTTTTCTCTAAAAATTAGGAGTTTTAACCTGCAAAATAAAACGGGGGGAAAATTGATAAGTTACGAGGACGCTGTTTTGCTTCGTCCTCCTGCGAAAAAAGGGGCGGTAAGGCTGGCGGATGAAACGCCTTTTAAAAATCCGAACCACTGGGAAAATCGCACCAGGAATATCAAACTAAAAAATGGCGAAATAAAGAAAATACACATTATTTTCATCGAGGAATTTAACGGCAAAAAGGTAGTTTTTTAATATTGATAAAACATGGAGCTTACAAAAGAAAGAAAACATAAAACAGGAGCTTATTATACTCCAAAGGAGTGGGCGAATTTAGCGGTAGAATATTTGAAAAAGACCTTAAATAAACCAATTGAAAAATATGTTTTTTATGATCCTGCTGCTGGGGAGGGGGCTTTGTTGGAAGCCCTGCCCGAAGGATGTGAAAAATACGGCACTACGCTGGAAGCGGAGGATGTAGAGATTTTGAGAAGCAAAGGCATTCCTGCGTGGCAGTTTGATTTTTTAAATGATAAAAACATTAATCATCTGCCTCATGCTTTGTTTGAAGCTGCCCAGTTGCGGCGTTTAATCATTTTTACCAACCCGCCTTATATCAAGGTGACAACTGGACACGCCAGAGAAACCTATCCTACGAATGATGCTGTGCAGTTGTTCTATTATCGGTGTGCTTATGAACTCAATGCCAGTGTGATAGCAGGGTTTAACAAAATGGATATCTGGCAAGCTTCAAGCGGAAGTATATTCAGGGAAAATATGGGTATCTATTATAATGCGAAGGCTTTGTTTATTACTCCAAGCATGTCTTGGGAAGGCTTAAAGGGTAAGTTTCCTATTGCTTTTAATATTTTAGATTATGGAGTAGACGGCGGGATGAAAAAACTCTGTTATAATGACTATACTTTGGAGGAAAAAGAAAAAATAGAGTTTAAAAACGGGCTTTACCGCCATGTTTCTGGAGAGAAAAAAATGACAGATAAAGAAATGGATAATTTCTTCACAGAGCATGTATGGAAAAGAATACATGGAGAGGGAATGACCATTATTGCTGATGTTATAGAGTAAAAATAAAATAATAGAGCTTTTTTATGTCCTGTTATTTGGGGTGTTTAGGCTTTATTTTTGTAAAAAAATAAATAAAAATGCAGAAAATAGACAATGACACCTATATAGTAGGGGGTAATTCTGTGGTGAGTTTCAGCGGTACTGCCAAAGGTGCCAGTGCTGAGCCTCACAGTGTTGCGAAAATAAACGCATCGGCTACGGATTCCAATAACTGGTGTAACTGGGGCGATGATAACCAATATCCTAAACGCTTGATGGAAAAAGTGGCGATGGTGGGCGCTGCTTTGGGCGGATTGGAGGTGCTTACTTCGGCTCATTATGGGCTGGGGCTGAAGGTTTTTGAATTAGTGGAAACCGAGGGCGACGCAGAGTTTAGGGAAAAAATCCCAAGCAGTGAGCCAGATATCTATGATTTTTTTGACCGAACGCAGTTTGAATTGGTATTGAGCGATTTGGTTGCGGATTTTGAGTGCTTTGGTATTGCTTTCCCAGAATTTCTGCTCAGTCCGAACGGTGAAGAAATTATATCTGTATCGAGACAGCAGGCGGGGTTCTGTAGGTTTGAAAAGCCAAAAAACGGCATGATAGAAAATATCTACATCAATTCTGCGTGGGGCGAAACGGATTTTAACGAAAAAGATACCATAAAGGTGCGATGCTTCGGGCAGAATTTGTCCATGCAGGAAATCAAGGACTACTGCAAGGCGAAGAAAATCAGCAAATTCATTGTTCCTATTGTCAATACCTTGATGATAGAGAAAGTTTATCCATCGGTCGGCTGGCATTCTTCGTTCAAAAACGGCTGGATGGATGTAGTATTGTCCGTTCCAGAGTTGAAAAAGCGAATGTTTGAGCAGCAGTTTAATTTTAAATATATGATTCATATCGCTGATGATTTCTTCATTCACAGATACGGAAAGGATGAGTGGGCGAAGTTCGACAGTGAGCTGAAAAATAGATACCGAGAAGAGCTGGTAAACAGCATAGACAAAGAGATGACGGGGAATAAAGGAAGCGGAAAAAGTTTGATTTCTCCATTTTTTAGGGACAAAAACTCGGGAGAGCTGATAAAGGGAATTCAGATTGAGGAAATCAAACAGACACAGGCTGGCGGTGATTTTCTGCCCGATGCCAGCGCAGGAAACTCGGAGATTTTGTTTTCTATGGGGGTAGATCCAGCCCTTTTGGGAGCGGGCGTTCCTGGTGGAAAAAACTTGAGCGGTTCTGGATCTGATAAACGGGAGGCATGGACGATACTTTGTGCGAGGCTTCCGAGGAAACACGCCCGAACGCTTTGGGTTTTTAGACTAATTCAGAAATGGAATAACTGGAACAAAGACCTCGTGGCGAAATTCCCGAATATCAATCTGACAACTTTGGACAAAAACCCAAATGGACAAGTGGCAGTTAAGAATTAAATTACCAAAAGTAAAAGTTTCGTAATCAGTGCCGAAAATATAGTAACAATGGAAAAAATAACAGAGCAGAAAGCCAGAGAGCTGGTGAGCTTTCCGAAGAATTTTGATTTTGAATTGATAGACCAGCAGTATGGATTTGAGAGAAAGATTTTCTCCTTGGTAGACAAAGAAGTATTCCAAGAGCTGGAAACCTCCAATCCCACGGCTTATAATAATTTGGTAACGGCAGGGCTTCATTACAGCTTTGTTTTATCACTTCCAAGGATAAAGGTTCATCTGAGTAACTATGGTATCAACCAATATGAGCAGGGAACGACCAAAAACGCCAGCTGGTGGGATGTTCGTGACTTGGCTTTGAGTTGGCTCAGAAAGGCAGATTTTTATTTAGCAAAAGCCTTGAATCTTTTGGCGGAAAAACAGGAACTGCCTTTTTTCAAGAGAAGTTTCTCGCTTCTGCCGTTTTCTGAAACGAGATATTACTTCGGAGAAATTTCTCCAGAGGTTTATTTGATGCTTTCAGATTTGATGCGTAGTGCTTTGGATGAGTTTCTTTCCAAAATGAAACCTTGTGAAGCAGATGTTCTTCTGGGCGATGATGTGCTGAAAAATTTAATAAAAAAATACTGTATTGATAAATCAAAAGCAGATGCCACAGCAGAGCAGGGCTATCTATTTACCAGCACAGGCATCGTGGTTCAGTATGAGGAATTGCCGTGGCAAAAGTCTGTAGTGCTTACAGATGAGGAAAAAATAAGATTCCAGGAAGGTCATCTGAGGGGAAGCGAAAGGTATCTTACACAAATTTGGGACTATCTGAGCAAGAACAAGGACAATTTCCCTTGCTGGAATGCCGAGGACTCTCAGCTAAAAGTCCCTATCATTGCAAAAAAAGGAGGTCTTTTCTTGTAATATCTTGTCTTTTTTTAGCACCCTGCGGGGTGCTATTTTTGTTTTTGTGATTACAGAAATACATACAGAAGATTTGCATTATTGCCCAAGCACAGAGGTGTTTGGAGGTATTTTGGTGAGGCTCTACTATGCTTCTGTTTGGGACTTTGCGAAAATAGTTCTTCCCGAAGCGGAGGGCTACGAAGACAGCAGGATAATTTCTAAAGGAAATATTTTACTCAAACACGGAAAAAGCCTAAAGGCTGTGGATGTTTATCTAGACCAAGGTTCTCTATCGGAGAAGGTCACTGGCAGTGTAAAGAGATGGAAGCAGATGAGCGAGCTTTCGTTTCAGCTGACAGGAATGACGCCTAGAAACCTTGGTTTTCTTTCCCATACGGGGAATTCTGGACTGGTGTTTTTGGTTTCGGATAGTAACGGCAGAGTTTGGGTTCTGGGGAATCTTAGAAACGCTGCATACCTTACCAGCGGAGATGCTACTTCTGGGAAGAAATTCGAAGAGGATAACATGGTAAGTTTCACTTTTTCAGCAAATACAGGACTGTATGAATATGCAGGAAATATCGCTGAAATAGGAGAGGAGGAGAAGAAAAAACAAGTAGGAGGATTCTCCAGAGGATTTAGTAAAGGATTTAGAATATAAATAAAGAAACAATGAGTAATGTGTCTACATTGGAAGAAATTAAAGGGCTTCTTCCTGACAACAACAATGGAGAAATTACAGAAGCAAGATTAAGAGAAAGTTTTGAAAAGACTTTTTCTGAAATGGATACTAAAGCAACCAAAGAAGCATTAAAAAAAGTAGAGGATAAAGTCAAAGCAGGAACTCCAACTCCAACACCTAGTGTAAATAACAAGCTCGCTGGAAAGAAGATTTCGTTTATTGGAGATTCTATTACTTCGTGGGGGGAGAGTACAAATAACGAATATACACCAGCCAAAGGTTATGCCTATGAAGATGTATGGACTGCACAGCTTTTAAGTCTTACAGGAGGAGTAAAAGCAACGCTTGATGGCAGGGCTGGTTCTAGAGTTACAGGAATAGATGGCGACGCCTTTGCTTTTTCCAGGACAAAAGTGGTAGCTCAAGATAGTGACTTTATATTCATTTTCATGGGCGCAAATGACCAGCGTGCACTGAATGTGCCTACTACTGGTGTTCCTTTGGGAGAAATTAAAGATAAAACTTCTCTTGGGGATATTACTAATGTAAATAATCCAAACCTTAAAAAGTTCACAGAAGCTTATCAGTTAGCATTGGAGAATATGCTTCCTTATTATAAAAAGTCACAAATCATATTGATGACTCCACTTCGGTCTTTCCATGAAGGGTCTACAGATGACCAAAATAAAGATTCTGATAAACTTGCTGAAAGGATTATTGATATAGCAAAGATGTATGGTATCAAGTGGATAGATATGAGGGAAGTAGGTATAACTAAGTATAACCATGGAATCTATTTTTATGATGGTTTGCATCCAAATAAAAGAGGACACAGACTAATTGCAGAATATGTAACCAGCAAAATGCTGGAATTTGGGACAGTGGGGAAATTGGAGGCATCGGATTATTACACTAAAACCCAAATAGATGAAAAACTAAAAGCCCTACCAAAAGGGAATACACCTGCTCCTTCAGGTAATATGGTTATAGGTGGAGCTAATCTTTTTAAAAATACGGCTCTTCCGTTACTTTCACCTAACAACCCCTCTCCAAGTGAAAACACAGGAACTTCTGCTGTTATGAGTGATGCTACAGGAAGTTTTGTGAGGTATACCCCTGTATCTCATCAAGTTGTCGGAGTATATGGTTTTAAAATGGAGGGTATAGTTGCAGGAACTCACTCTAGAAGTATGGATTTTAGGCATTCCCACACAGGAAATGTTACAATTTGGGGACAGAGTATTCCTCCGAATGTTTGGACTAGGATAAAACAGGAAGCCTTTAATTTGGATAGCTCGTGGATGGTAGCGTTTACTTCTGATGTTCAAGGGGTAGCAATAGACATTAGAAATTTCAAGTTAGAAAAAGGAACAAAAGCAACGGATTGGACACCACATATTTCTGAATACAACCTTGGAATTTCTGATACTATGGTAGATACTGTTTTGCCGTGGACACATGATTTGGAAGTTGTAGCAGAAACGAATGGTGCTAATGACCGAGTAATCTACAAGCTCCCAAGAATAGAAAGTTTTGCTGAAATATTGGAGTTTAGACTTATTCAGCGTAGCGGCACAGTTACCGAAATAAAAGGCTTGAAAGTGATAACGACCACCACGGGCAGAAAGGGTATTCCGCTGAAAGCAGAAGAAATAGGAGACCCAGTGAAAGTGTATGTAAAAGCTTTATTGAAATAGAATAATAATTTAAAAAAGATGAATATAAAAGAATTTATTGTGGACAACCTAGTGTTGTTGTACAAAGGGAGTTTTTCGCAGAAGTTGTTGGCATCAGCACAGTTGTCACTAGCGCCAGCGGCAGCGCTGACTCTCACGGAGCGAATTAGTGGATGGTATGTAGAAAGTGAATTTTTCCTGTTCTGCTTGTGTGTGGTTTTAGCGATAGACCATGTTTTAGGCAGTTATGTTCATTGGAAAGTTTACAACGATTTCACTTTCAAAGACAATCTTAAAGGTCTCGTTACCAAATTATCTATCCTGCTGGTGGGCTTTATTACCTTATCAGTTGTAAATAAAGTTCTGGAGCCAATAGAGTTTTTCAAGAGTTATTTCAGTGTGTTGGTTCAGCTCATGGTTATTCTCTATCCTGGTTCTTCTGCACTTACGAACATGTCAGTTCTTACTGGGGGAAAATTTCCGCCGAGTGGACTTTTGGATAAAATAAAAAACTTCCACAATAGTGGAGATATTGACGATTTAAAAAGCAAAAAAGATGAAAAGTAAAATCAGCCACAGAATAGGATTCTGGCTCCTGCTTGCTTGTCTGCTATTGTCCATGGTAAGCTGTGGGAGCCGAAAGGCAGTCCTAGAAAAAGAGAAGTCAGAAATCAGCATTCACGAAGCTGAAAGAGAGAAAAAAGATTCCACGGGAATTTCCCAAACTAGGGAACACGAGGAATATAGCAGTATCAGTATGGATTCTGGTTTTAGTATTACTCCGATCGGGAATACACCTGCGGAATTTTCCTTTTTTTATAATGGCAAAGAAGTCAAAGGAAAGACCACAGGGAAACTAGATTTTAATAATAAGAAGGATTTGTCAAACAAAAAAACTGACACCTATAAAACAGATACTGTTGCAGTTAGCACCGATAAAGAAAAAGAAACCCAGACTAAAGCAAAAACAGAAACCAAATCCAAGCAGACCGAACGGAGGGAAAGCTGGTGGGTTTATTTCGTAATATTTGCTGCGGGAGGTCTATGCTGGGAATTTTTGAGAAACAAGATATTTTAACCTTAAAAAATTAGAACATGAGTACATTTGATGCCTTAGGGCTTATTTTCATCGGAATTGGAATTGGTTTTGCGCTGACCAAAGGCTGGCAGCTTCATAAGTCCATTAAAGAGAAAGTCCGCAGAGATGCCGAAGAAACCGAAAGAAAAAGAAAAGAAGAACAAAACCAAAATCCGTAAATATGAAAACAGTATCCCATTTTAGAAACAGATTCGGGGTTCCCAATCCTGCGGGGGCTGGTTATTTGGTAACCATAGACCTGCCGTATCCTATGCGGTTGGCTTGGGACAAAAACCAAATAGTAAGAAAAATAACCTGCCACAAGGAAATAGCAGAGCCGTTGAAAGCCGTATTTTCTGATATTCTGAAACATTATGGACCAGATAAAATCAGAGAATTGGGCATTGATATTTTCGGAGGCTGTTTTAATTTCCGAAAAATGCGTGGGGGAAGTGAGTTTTCAGTGCATTCCTGGGGACTTGCGATTGACCTTGACCCTGAAAGAAATCAGCTGAAAGAAACAGCCAGAACAGCCCGTTTTGCCCGACCAGAATACAAAGCAATGATTGATATTTTCTACAAACACGGCTTTATTTCACTCGGAAGGGAGAAAAACTATGACTGGATGCATTTCCAGTGGGAAAAATTTTAGTAAAAAATGAATCAAATCAGCGTTCCAGACTGCTGGGAGGAGCTTACGGATTACCAGCAAAGAGAGATTATCCATATCATCAGCCATACTGATACGGAAGATTTTACCGAGCAGTATATGCAGATAGTGCAGATTCTTTTGATGAAAAAAGGAAGTATTTGGGAGCGTATCAAGATGCGGAGGATTTTGAAAAACATACCAATTTCCAATTTTGCTCCAGCTCTTAAATTCATATCAGAAGAGCCGAAACTGCATCATTTCCCAGAAATCAAAGGCTTGGTAAAACCTGCCGTAAGAATGGGGGATATTACCATAGAGCAGTTCTCTGTCTGTGATACCTTGTTCTATCGTTACCAGACCGAGAAAAAGGAGGTGTATCTCCGCCAGCTGGTGGCGGCATTATATCGGCTGGACCCGAAGAGTGAAAGCAGAGAGCCGAAATTTGATAAAAACCTGCTTCCGAAAGTTGCCGAAATTACAGACAAAATCGATGTAAAGGAAGCCGAGCGGATTGGCTTTATCTTCGGGTCGGTGAGGATGTATATTGCCAAGGTGTATCCGAGCATTTTCAAGAGCGACACGCCACGCTCAGAAGATCAGCCTGTATTTACTGCCAAGAAAAAATTCACTCCATTTTCTCAAATTGTAGTGATGATGGCAGCAGATGAACTCCGCCTGCTGGGGAACTTGCACGAGTGCCAGAAGACTCTGCTGTATGATTTCATGAATGCATTTTTGGAAAGTAATAAAATTCACAAACTGAAAAATAAAACATAATGAGAGGAACATCTTATTTAGAGTTAAAGAATTACTTTAACCAAATCGTGGAAAAATCTGAATTCTTGGAGGATTTTATTGGTTATTTTTCAAGAGAGTTAAGAAACAAAGAGCAGAGTTCCAGAGGAATTCAGTTTCCGTGCTTGGCTCTTTTTAATTATAATTTTGGGATTGAGGGGGAGCAGATGGCGACTTCATCAGCGGTGCGAAATCTGAGTTTCGCTATTCTTCTGGACGCTCCAGCAGATGACTACGAAAAACAATACGAGGCGATAGATAAGGCGGAAAAACTGGCTCTAAAAGTAGCATCACGAATGCGCTTTGACGCTAATAGACCCGAGCATTTCCTCTACGGCGCATTTGTGAAAAACAGCATAGAAGTCCGCCCTGTGGAACTGGATATAAGCAGGCTCTTCGGGGTAGAAGTGAGTTTCCAGCTGAAGAACATTCAGTCGCTGAAACTTGATGCTGATGACTGGAGCGATGTAGATAAAGTGTGCTAATAAAAACAGCGAGAATGTGGCAAATTCTCGCTGTTTTTTTCCATATTATTTTTGATTTGGAAAAAAATCGTGTTTTTTTTCAATAAGAAATACTCCCTGCACCAGCAGGGATTTTTTATTATCTTTGTGCATTAAAACTATAAATTTTTATAAAATGAAACGATTCTTGTTTTTGGCTATTATGACAATAGCTGGTTTAAATTTAAGAGCTCAAGATTTGAGTAATCAAGTTAATCAACTTTCCAAATTGGTAGAAATTGGTTCTACAAGTAGTGAAAAAAGAGTGGCAAATAATGCTTATAGCTCTATTAAAGAACTTTCTGTTTTAGAAAAAAACAAAGTTTATTCTAAATCATTATCTGATTTACAAAAAGAGGATTTAAAAAACTTTAGAGTCAATGATGATAAATTTAGAGAAATAACATTTATCCACCATAAAAAGGGGTATAATTTTAGTCCATATTTGTCTATAAAAAAAGGAGTTTTAAATATGAGACTGAAAGCATATTATAGGGGAACGAGTTGGGTGTTCTTTGATAATGTAATAATCCTTTCAGGTGGTAAAAGATATAATTTTTCTTTTCCTAACACTAGTAGAGATGTAGGTTCTGGAAGTGTTTATGAAGAAGGAGATATTTGGGTTTCTCCAGAAATGCTCAATGAATTAAGAGAAATCTCACAAAACAATGAGGTGGAGATAAGATATAGTGGAAAATACAATTATGATAAAGCCCTTAGTAAACAAGAGGTTATCGCATTACGAGAGGTTATAGAACTTTATGATAAATTAAAAAAATAAATTAAAATCAGCTACCAATATTTGGTAGTTGTTTTTTTATTCTTATATTTGCAATGCATAACAATCATTTGGGAACAATCCCATTTATATAACTTTATTGTAAATATTTTACTCCCGAAGGAGGGTTGCAGTCGAGAGGCTGCACAGATCGTTTCCCAAATGATTGTTATGCACCTCCTAACGGGGGTTTTTTGTATCTGGGAAATACAAATTTATATAAAATGCATAACAATCAAACAATTGCACAACCTGTGAAGCATAGTAGCAGAGTGCTTAGACGAGTGAAAAAAAATCTAATAGAGCCAGTAGATTTTGCAGAAGTTTTCGGGGGAAGCCTGCAGATGAAGTTGGTAGGGGGATGCTACTACTGCGGATTCCAGAATGAGGAGCAGAGAGCTCACGCTTGGGGCAGTTCCTTTACTAGAGCCTACAGAAATATGCTTAAAAACTTTCACGAAAAATATATGATATGAAAGGGAATAAAGAATATATAGAGGTTCAAGGGGCAAAACTCACAGAAGAATGCCTGGAATATATCAAGCTGAACCAGCAGAACGAAAGCTTTGGCTTTAGGGAGCAGCTGGATAAGATAAACACTTATCTCAATAAACTCCTCACGGCACATCTTTATTTAGAAACCGAGGAAGAAAAAAAAGAAGTAATGGATGTTATCTACGGACTTATTTTTCTTCGAGATGATATCAATAAGTTTATACTGTAACTTATGGAAGATTACAAAGAAAAGATAAAAGAGCTGTTTCTGCGGTATTACAGGAACATCGGCGAGGAGGAGGAGAAAACCTATCTCTCCACCAAGAGGATCCTAGAAATGGTGGGGGGGGTAATTCCTTCAAAGCCTATCAGCGAGCATGATATATATGAATGCATGACGGATATGGGCTTTTACCAAGAATTGGAAATTACCTACGGACAGGTATGTATCTTTGAAGGAAATAAAGAAAAAGGCATTCCTGCTGAATATGACAGAGTCGAAGTAGACCGAGTATTCAAATGGGTGGTCTTTGAAAAGAAACACGGAGTATAAACTTTCGCCCAGTATATAGAATGAAGACTATTGCTGGGCGTTTTTTTTGTTGTAAATTTGGGATATGGAATACAGAGATGAATTAGAAATCGCACAAAAAGCAGAGCAGATGCTCACGGGTGCTATTCGTAATAAAACCAATTCTTTTGCGGACCACTACAACGGAAAAAAAGAAGACGAACCAAGTCTCAAACAGGCATCTGCTAAATCCTATGTAAAAAAATACGGCAGGAAGAAAGACGGAAACCAGCAGATTTTCTTGCGCAGGCTGGTTATTCGTATGGCTCGGCACGGCTTTGTCCAGCACTATGGTGTCAATAGTCTGCGTGCTGGTGGTTTTAGGAAATCCAAATTGGGAAATTCATACCACTATGATGCCCACGATATGGAGATGAGAGCCCAGCCATTCATAGGAGAAGCTATCAAACAAAGTGATGTAGTAGAGTTTGTTTCCCAGAATGTAGCAGAACTCAGAGCGAAGAATTTCGCTGAAGAACTTATTTTTCCTCTCACTCATTTTGCTAAATGAAAATAATTACTTAATTTAGAGGTATGAAAAATATAATAATCGGCATTGCTTTATTTATTTTTCTTCCATCTATTATTTTGGGAG